GGCCACTTATACCTCGGCTACGGTTACAAACCTCGGGTCTACTTCAGCCAACATCACGACTCTCACAGGTACGACGGCCACTTATACCTCGGCTACGGTTACAAACCTCGGGTCTACTTCAGCCAACATCACGACTCTCACAGGTACGACGGCCACTTATACCTCGGCTACGGTTACAAACCTCGGGTCTACTTCGGCTACGGTTACAAACCTCGGGTCTACTTCAGCTAACATCACGACCCTCACAGGTACGACGGCCACTTATACCTCGGCTACGGTAACAAACCTCAATTCAACATCGGCCAACATCACAACCCTCACAGGTACGAACATCTCTGCGACTAGCCTGACCCTTACGAATGCACTCAAAGTTGCAGAGGGTGGAACCGGTGTAGATTCGACCCCGACCAACGGTCAGTTGTTGATTGGTAACGGATCTGGGTTTGCTCTATCGACCCTGACTGCCGGTACCGGCATGACCATTACGAATAATGCTGGCAGCATCACGCTTGCTTCAGCGGGACTTCCGGTCGTGACGGTTACTGCATCGACTGCAATCACTGCGGTTGCTGGAAATCACTATGTCCTAACCGCTGCAACTACGGCAACTGTGACTCTTCCAGCTTCGCCCACAATCAGCGACACAATCTACGTTACGGTGGCTAACAGCCTGACAACGAACGTCATCGCTCGTAACGGCAAAAACATTCAAGGTATTGCAGAAGATATGACGTTGAACGCTCCCTACGCATCGGCACAGCTTCGCTTTACCGATAACACCGAAGGATGGGTAATGGCATGAGTTTTTTCACTCAATTTGGCGCTGGAAATATCAAATCAATTCAGCGGGGTGTCAGTGGTTCGGTTGCCGCAGGAGCAACGGAGTCCATAACAATCACATCTGTGGATACATCTAAAAGCATCCTGATGAATTTGGGTGTTCGCGTTACGGTTACGGGAAGCCCTGAGTGGGGTTCCCAAGGTTATTTTACGTTAGCTAATTCAACCACGATTGTTTTTACAAACGGAGTAGTCGGGCAGCAGTGCGCCGGTTCATGGCAGATCGTGGAGTACTACTAATGCGTTACTACTACGTTCAACTCAATGATCAAAATGTTGTCAAAGGTGCGCTTGACACTCACGCCGCGATCAATAAACCAAATATGATTCAGACGGATCGGTTTCGCTTTGACTTGCTTGGATGGTCTTATATAAATGGGCAGTTTGTACCGCCTCCCCTACCTGTTGAGGGCTAAACCATGATGACAATGATCTCAACCTTCCTGTCCTTCCTCGCGGGTGGACTACCCAAGATCCTGCAAATCTTCCAAGACCGGCAGGACAAGAAGCACGAGTTGGCCTTGGTCGCTGCCCAGAAGGAGCGCGAGTTAGCTTTGGCTGAGCGTGGCTTTATTGCTCAGGCGCGGGTTGAAGAGATCAAGCTGGAGCAGATCCAGACTCAGACGGCAGGCGAAGAGCGCCAAGCCCTGTACCAGCACGACATGGAAATCGGCAAAGGTGCATCGCAGTGGATGATCAATCTTCGCGCCAGCGTCCGCCCGGTCGTGACTTATATCTTCGTGCTAGAACTAGTCGCTATCAACATTGCTGGTGTTTGGTACGCCTACAACACGGGTGTGCCGTTTGCCGCTGCGATGGCAGAAGTATTCTCGGATGACGAGATGCTAATCCTGTCTTCAATTATTGCCTTTTGGTTTGGCACACAGGCGTTCGGCAAGAAGTGAAAGTCTCCAAGGCCGCCATTGACATGATCAAACACCACGAGGGGGTAAGGACTAAGCCTTACCGCTGCCCTGCCCTCTTGTGGACGGTTGGTGTCGGCCATGTGATTGACCCAAAACACACCGCTATCCCATTTAATGAACGCAAAGATCTACCGATACCCGCAGGCTGGGACCGGGTTATCACGATGGACGAGGTGGACCGGATACTTGCTGAAGACCTTCGTCGGTTTGAGCGTGGTGTGGTTCGACTTTGCCCTGCTGCTGTTGGCAATCAGGGAGTCTTCGATTCTCTCGTCAGTTTTGCCTTCAACGTGGGTCTTGGCAATCTCCAACGCTCTTCCCTTCGGATGAAGACCAACCGGGGTGAACTGGAAGAGGCGGCGGATGAGTTCCTAAAATGGACGAAGGCCGGTGGTAAAGTATTGCCGGGACTGATTAAACGGCGTATGGACGAACGTGCGCTGTACTTGTCGGGGGTTACGTAATGCCACTTCAGAAGGTCGAATTCCGCCCCGGCGTCAACCGTGAAACTACCAACTACGCAGGCGAGGGGGGTTACTTCGTCGTAGACAAGGTGCGTTTCCGTGGTGGCTACGCCCAAAAGATCGGTGGCTGGATAAACTCTTCCACGATCCTGTCTACCTTTAAAGGCGTTGCCCGGTCGCTATGGAACTGGGTGACGATTGACGGACTTAACCTGCTGGGCGTCGGCACGAATCAGAAGTTTTATGTCGAACTGGGTGGTGAGTATTACGACATTACTCCGCTTGGCAGTTCTTTAAACTTATCTCAAAATCCGTTTGTAACTACGGCGGGTAGTAACTTTGTCACTGTTCTTGCCTCGGGGCACGGGTCATCAGTAGGTACTTACGTCACTTTTTCAGGTGCCACTTCGGTAGGCAGTCTGACCCTAAATGGGCAATTTGAGATCATAGAAGTTCCGGGCGATAACTCGCTCGTGATCGTAACTCCGACTGCTGCTAGTTCATCTGCTACGGGCGGCGGTTCGCTAGTTATCGGTAAGTTTGATATTGATGCTGGTACCGCCGTCTATACGTCGAACGTCGGTTGGGGCGGTCCTCCGTGGGGATCAGGCGGTTGGGGTTCTTCAACTCCGCAGGGTGTTCCGCTGCGTTTGTGGTCACAGTTTAACTACGGCAACGACCTGATCTTTGCTGAGAACAACGGCCCGATTTACTACTGGACTAACGACACCTCTACGTGGGCACGAGCTATCACGCTTGAAGAGAAAGCAAATTCTGTAGTTAAAACGACCACAACGGCAGCCTATGCTTCAGGTTCTGTCACGCTCGTCGTAGCTGATGCTACGGGTATCAACACAGGCTCCGTTGTTTCAGGTAGCGGAATTGTGTCTGGCACCTACGTCACTGCTGCTTGGAATGGCAGTACTTCAGTCACTATCTCAACGGCTACAACGGCTTCCGCCACAGTTTCGGCTTTGAGCTTCAGCTATGCCGGACGGCATGTGCCTGATGAAACCGGGTTAATTATTGACTCTCCGGTTGACGACTTTACGGTTTGCTTTGGATCTAATCCTTACGACCCGACTAATTTCAGTACGTCGTTTGATCCGTTGTTAGTGCGTTGGTCGGATGCAGACAACCCGTATGAATGGGTGCCTGAAGTTACTAACCAGTCAGGTGAGCAACGTATTGCTAATGGCTCCAAGATCGTAACGGCGACAACTGCTCGTCAGGAAATTGTGATTTGGACGGATACAGCTGTGTACTCGATGCAGTACCTCGGGCCTCCGTTTGTGTTTGGATTCACCCTGCTTGATCAGGACGTTTCGATTGCCTCTCAGAATGCGGTGATCAACGTCAACAACGCCGTGTACTGGATGGGCTTAGATAAGTTCTTCGTATACGACGGTCGCGTAAACACACTGCCCTGCACGATCCGTCAGCATATCTTCAGCACATTAAATAAAGATCAGATCGCACAGGTTATGTGCGGTAATAACGAAGCATTCAGTGAAATCTGGTGGTTCTACCCAAGCACGGGCAGCACGGTGAATGACACGGTAGTGATCTACAACTACCTCGAAAACGTGTGGTCGTACGGCAGCTTGGACCGGTCTGCGTTCTCTCCGCAGAGTATCCGTGACTATCCGATGTTGTCGTTCAGCATCCAGACTTCTTACCTTGCGACGAACATTAACTCGTCTGTCACTTCTATCGCTCTGCTTGAAGCTTCTGCTTATCCGCGATCAGGTACGGTACTGATTGATAGTGAGTACATCACTTACACGGGCGTCAGCGGCGACACTTTGACTGGATGTGTGCGAGGCGCAAATAGCCCTGCTGGAGTGGCTTCAACGGCTGCGTCTCACACGACGGGTACTACCGTTTCGATGACGGCACCGAATCAAGTGCTGTATCACGAAGTGAATTGGGATGATGTCTCGACGGGTGTGGCGCAGCCAATTACTTGCTTTATTGAGTCGTCTGACTTTGACATTGGCGACGGGCATAACTTCGGCTTCGTCTCCCGCATCATTCCGGACATCAAGTTCTTGGGGTCTACGACCTCTTCACCGTCAGTTACTATCTCGATCTATCCGCGCAACTACCCCGGCTCCGCGTACGGCACTCCTGATATAGAACAGGTCAATGCCACGGCAGTACTGCCGTACGAGATCTATACCGAGCAGTTGTTTACTCGGGTTCGCGGTAGGCAGATGGCCGTACGTATCGGGTCTTCTGGGCTTGGCGTGTCGTGGCAAGTGGGTGCGTTGCGTCTTGATATCAGGCCGGATGGTCGTCGGTAATGACAACTCCACGTGGTGTAGTTCCGCCAAATTTGCCAGTTGCGCTTCGGCAATACGATCAGCGTGGTATGGAGCAGTTCAATAACGTCCTGCGTCTGTACTTTAACCAAGTCTCAAACCGGATCAACGCGCCTACTCCACACGCTTCGTATTTCGACACTACGACGCAGACAAACCCGGTAGCCAATCAGGTCAATTTGTTTAGATACAACTCAGTCGTTTCGGACTACGAAGTTACTCGTGGTACCCCGACTTCCAAAATTTACGTCGCTAATACTGGTGTATACAACTTTCAGTTCTCCGCTCAGCTAGACAAGACAGGCGGTGGCTCTGATGCGGTTTACATCTGGCCTCGCATTAACGGGGTTAACGTACCGGACTCAGCCACCAAGATTGTCATTGACGGTCCT